AGAAACCCACGGAAGTCTTTAGGTGTTGCACGTTCGTACAAATCAAAGATGCTGCGCATGTTACCCGCAAATGCAACGTATCCTGGATTCTCTCTGTTCTTACCACCACTGCGGTTTAGAAACATCTGTTCTAGTTCTTCGCCACTTTTACTTTTACCGTCATATCCTTTTGCACCGAACCCGCTTTTGTCTGTAAGGATAAACTCGCCATTCTCATCACGACCAAATATGATAGCAGGGCTGCCGTCCCACTTAATAGTAACATCTGTGTGCTTTCCTTTTTCTAAACTTTTAAGGCTTTCTAACGCACGGATTGCTCCGCGGCTCCCTTCCCAGAATACAATGTCTTCTGCGTGATCAATGCGGGCGCCTTCTTTTAGATATACTCGACTTTCGACTAATTTAAATTCACGGTATCTCATCTGTTAAATGCTCCTGATGACATTGCAACACTATTCAACGGGGCGCCGCTTAGTTCTCTAATTCTGCGTAGTTGTTTGTCTGCCAACGACTCTGTTGCGTTTGCGGCAGGCAAGTCTTTGCCAGCTTTTTCAAACGTACTCTTTGCACCATCTATCAAGTCTTCATACTCTGGTAACTGTGTAATAACTGCTAGCATAGATTCGACAGTGCGAGTGTCCTTTGCACTTGCATCGTTGCCTAATAGTAACTTTGCAATAGTATCCCAGTTGTCTGCAACTACTGCATCACCATTGTTTGGATCAACTAATCCAAACTTAGGACTAAATTTATATCCACGTCCTCTTGCAATACTTGCAAGCAAAATAGCTCTGTCAGTGCCGCCATACTGTGCTGTGCCGCCACGCTTGGCACCGCGTTGAAACTCTGGGTTAGATGTAAACATAAAGTCTGTTTGCACATAACCATTTTTGTCGTCGCCGTTAATTGGTGTACGGAAATGTACTTGGTCGCCTGCGTCTCTAATAAAACCGTCAGTCTTCTTTGTGCCCTGATTCATCCATTCTGATTCTGGTACACCTTGTTGTGAAAGATATGCTTGTAGTTTAGCAATGATGTCTTGTTTGCTTACTTTGTTTAGATCAGTGTTAAGATCTAAGTCACCTGAACTGTTCTTTTCAAATGTTCCGTCTGGATCATTCTTGCGGCCAGTTGTGCCTAAATAGTCTGCAGGTCTATCATCCTCTTCGTCTTTTTCTGACATCCAATCATAGCCTGTGATCTTTTCTAAGAAAGCAACAGTACTGTCTACATCACCTGTAGCAATGCGTTGGGTCAACGGACCTTCTGGTGTTTTAAATACGTTGCCGCCTTCATTCAGTATCATTGTTCTTGCTCTCTATAACTTTTTGTATGCCACGTTTAAACTTCTTAGGATCTCCTGATCGTATGCTGTTAATAAACCTACGTTCAAGTTCACCCGCAGTTACATCATCATAACTACTGGCAATCCTATTGAGCAGATTGATACTACTCTCAATGATATTGTTAGCAGAAGCCTCAATTTGTCGGTCGTTGTTGTAGGAACGGCCGAAACTGTTAAGTTCTTCTAAAATACTTCTCGTGCGTTTTTTCATTGCTCTACTCCGATAATGTATTTAGCGTTAGAATAAATATGATTACTATATAAGAGGGAGGGCATTATGTCTATTAGTGAATTGAATTTCAAAGAAAGATCCTTGTTATTTGCAAAACTTGCGAGCATTGCTTATAATAACGTAAAGGATGCAAAAAGTCAAGCAAAGAAATTAGGGTTTACAACCACAGAGTTTTATGATAGAGATGGTGCTCAAGCATATCGTTTCATGAACAAAGACGATTTGGTTATTGCATGCCGAGGAACAGAGCCGTCACAGTTCAGCGATATTGCTGCTGACCTAAGAGCTATTCCGGTAGTAGCAGAAACTATCAGCAGAGTACACAAAGGATTTAAGTCCGAAGTAGACGACCTATGGCCGATGGTATGTGACGACTTGATTCGACCTGTAAACATGGGCAAGAAGGTTTGGTTTTGTGGACACAGTCTAGGAGCGGCGATGGCAACTATTATGGCAAGCCGTTGTATGTTCTACGCAAGTGTTCCGGATCCAGAAGAACTGTATACATATGGAAGTCCAAGAGTAGGCTGGCGCAAGTATGTTAACAGTTTAGGCGTTGTACATCATCGTTGGAGAAACAACAACGACATCGTTACAACTGTTCCTCCTATGTTCTTAGGCTTTGTACACCACGGTACTCAACATTATCTAAATGCATACGGACAAGTTAGAAACCCAACTGGATGGCAGCTAGTCAAAGACAAATGGCGCGGCATCTGGATGGGTCTCAAGCAAGGCAAAGTAGACAGCTTTGGTGATCACTCAATGGACGAGTACATCAAGCATCTTGAAGCAGCATTAGCCGAATAAACTACTAACGCTTTCTTCGTTTGATACACGACGAATAGCTTCACCAAACAAAGGCGCGACACTAACCTGTCGTGTCTTTTTACAATTCTTAGGACAACGGTCGGCGATTGAATTAGTAATCACTAGTTCCTCTAGTGCGCTCTTTTCAACACGCTGGCATGCTTCGCCACTTAGTACACCGTGTGTGATGTATGCCCTAACACTCTTAGCACCTGCATCCATAATAGCTTGAGCTGCATTACATAATGTGCCGCCGCTGTCAACAATATCATCAACTAGGATAGCGTGTTTGCCTTTGACATCACCGATCAATCCCATTACTTCGCTTTTACCTGCTTCGGGTCTACGCTTGTCAACGATAGCAATGTCTCCGCCAAACATATCAGCAAACTTACGAGCACGAACAACACCGCCTGCATCCGGGCTAACGAATACTGTCTTAGCATCTAGTGTACCTTCGTCGTCAACTCCTAGTTTGTGCCTAATGTCTTTGGCAAACACAAGTCTACTGGTCAAGTCATCAACTGGAATATTAAAGAAGCCTTGTATCTGTCCTGCGTGTAGATCCATTGTAAGGATCCTATCAGCACCTGCTGTAGTAAGCAAGTCTGCTACTAGCTTTGCTGTGATAGGTGTGCGGCTTGCACTCTTACGATCCTGTCTAGCATAACCAAAGTAAGGAATAACTGCTGTAATACGTTTAGCACTACTACGCTTCGCAGCATCAATCATAATCATTAGTTCCATTAAATGATCATTGACCGGAGTGCTGGTGCTTTGAATAATAAAAACATCTTCGCCTCGAATGTTCTCTAGGAACTCTACGCTGCTCTCTCCGTCTGCAAATGTTTTAACTGTTGCAGGTACTAGGGTTGCAAAACAATGTTGTGCAATATTCTTTGCTAGTTCAGGATTAGCGTTACCGGCGATAATTTTCATTTTCAATTTGGTCTCTTCCTTAGTTGATTGTTATAATTAATTGCTTCTTCTATGATACTTAGTTTAGTATCGGATAGTCGGGCAGTGTGAGTGATTGCTTGTGTGTCTTTAGGAAAACAATGTCCACCGAATCCTCGTTCTGCTGTGACTGTGGTATGACTGTGTCCAATACGCGAGTCCTCACCTACTAGGGCTGCGACTGTTTTATAGTCGACACCTATTGTTTTGCACATGTCGTACATTTGATTAAAGAATGCAACCTTAGTTGCAAGGAAGCTGTTGCGGAAATACTTTGCTAGAATTAGTTCTTCAACGTTTACCCGATCAACAACAACATCATTGCCTAATGCTTGTATTAACAGTCTTGACCAAAAGTCAACATCATCGCCGCCCATTAACAAATGCTTTGTATTTTTAAAGTCTTCAACTGCGGTAGCTGCACGTAAGAATTCTGGACTAAATGTAAGACTATGCTTGGGGAACTCTAGTCTAATTACATCCCACCCTTCTAAACTAATTGTACTTTTGATTAGGATAGGTACGTCAGAACGTGTTTTTGATATTACATCGTACACGTTATTGACATTGCAAGCACCTGTTTCGTGTGCAGGTGTTGATACACATACAATTAGTGCATCTGAATCTTTAGGTATATATTGACTGTACTCTGGATATGCAGGATCAACTATCTCAATGCGATGATGGTTTTTAAGCACTGCGTGATGTGCTTGCCCAACAAATCCGTATCCTGCTATTGTAATGTTCATATTACTATTTAAACACAGGCTGAATGATCTGTCAAGAGAAAAGGCTCCAAAGAGCCTTTTCATTTTGTTTTATTTGTTTGCAAGCATTTCTTGTGTAGTTGCAAGTTCTAGATCTTCAACTAGTCCGTAAGTTACAAGAGGACCATCTAC